GTGTTGCAGAAATAGCTAAGGCTCCGTTCATTATTGCACTGGCTAAATTGGCGGCTTTCTCTAGTTTTGCTTGCTTGCGCTGTAGTTTAGCGCGCTTTGCAGCCACCTGCTCGTCTAATTCTTCTTGTGCTACCGCCTTTTCCTCTTCTGTTAGTGTAGAGTTTTGTATACGCTCGCTTTCTTTTGCATGGTAATTGTCTAGCTTTTGCAGTTTGTTGTCCAGCATTTGCCCAAAAAGATCGCCCACCATGTTAATACTAGACCCCCATTTATCAAAAAACTTTGTAACAGAGTTGGTTGCGTTTTCTAATCTTAACTCTAAACCTGTTAATTTAAGAGGGTCTTCTCCAGAGGCTTCATTTCCGGCAGAGGCTTGAAAATCTAGCCCTGAAAGTTGAGAGTAGGACGGTAGGATTGGATTAAGCGTTGGAGTACTGGTTTCTACCTCTTCGTAAGAAGATGCTAACTCATTAGCAGCAGAGGCAGAGTCTTTTAAAGCTTTTGCTTGGTCTTGTTCTTTTTTTGTTAGTTTGTTAAGGGCACCTATATAGCCGTTTGCTTGCTTTGCTATAATTTTATACTCCGAACCTAGCTTAACTATTTGTTTTAAGGTTTCTAAAGACCAGCCTGCATCTAGCTCTTCATTTAAAAGACTAATCCGCTCTTTTAGTTCGTCGGCCTGCGCTTTTAAAGGATCTAAATTTGCTTCTAACTCCTCGCGTATAGTTTGAAATCTAGTTTTTCCCGATCTTTCTAGTTCGTCGTTTATTTCTGCCAACCTATCCGCAGCAGTTTTTGCTTTTGTAGCGGTTTTGTCTAGCTCTGTATTTGCTACACTATTATTATTAGCAGATATAAGCCAGTACGCAGCTAAAGTGCTTAAGCCAACAAGCAAAGCTCCAATAGGGTTGGCGGCAATCGCTAACGATAACAACTTAAACTCCGCTATTACAATTGAAAAAACAGGCACAAGAGCGGCTAAACCAGTACTTAAAGAGCCTATAATAATTAATAAAGGTCCTATGACACCAACTATAGCAGCAACCACTACAATTGTTTTTTTTGTAGACTCACTTAAGTTTTTAAACCCTTGAGCTAAAAATTTTACACGGTCTAATAATTTTAAAACTGTAGGGAGTAAACTATTCCCTATTTCTATACCAATAGAAATTAAATCGGATAATGCACGCTTAAATTTAAAGCCTGCGGTTTCACTTACTTTCTTAAAGCCTTGGTCTACTATTCCAGTAGAGTTACTAATATTATCAAGTATACTTTGGTACGTTTCTGCCTGAGCTCCTGCAGTAGACATAACCGTACCTAAAGCTTTTACATTTGGAATTAAAGTACCTAAACCCTCTAAATTACCCTCAAACGCTTTAGTTAAAAATATTAATGTATTTGCTAAACCCTCTTTTCTTATTTTTTTACGTAAGTCGTCAAAGGTTAAGCCTATTGAGTTTAAGGCGGTTTTACTTTCTGTGGTTGGTTTAATTATAGAATTCATTACAGCTCGCAATCCTGTAGCAGCTTCTGCTGCAGGAACTCCCAACCTTGTAAAGGTAGCCATAGATGCGGCTACCTCTTCAAATGAAATGCCCATTTGCGAGGCAACACCAACAACTTTACCAATTACTGGAGCAATTTCTTCCGAGGCTACCTTACCCTCTCTAACCAGTGCAGTTAAAAGATCTGTTGATCTTGCAGCACTCATTACCTCCTTACCATACGAATTCATTATAGAAGTAACAGCATCTGCAACAGTACTCGTTTCTCCCATGCCTATAGCAGAGGCCTTTGCAGAAGCGCTTAAGGCTTGTAAAGCAACATCCCCCCTTAATCCTGCAGATGTGATAAAAAATAAAGCATCTGCTAATTCTTTAGGGGCTTTTGACGTTGTTCCGCTTAACTCTAAAACAGACTTTTTAAACTTTTTGAGTTCGTCGCCAGTAATACCTACCAGGTTTTCCATTTTAGAAAAGCTGGTTTCGAAATCCGCAGCAACTTTAACCGCAGCAATACCAACACCCAGTAATGGTGCCGAAAAATTACGAGACATGTTCCGCCCGATTTTTTTGGTTTTATTCCCAAACTTTTTTAAGGTTCTCTCTGCATTTTGCATTTTAGTAGAGAAATCCTCAATATTAGCAAGGAGCTTAAAATTTATACTGGATAAGCTTTGAGCCATTTATTTAGTAGTTTATGGGTGTCTTTTATAGTTGTTTTGCGCAGGGGTTTACTTGCATCCCAAGGCAGAGGAAGGGTTTTTTGCATAGACTGCCGTTTTTTAGAGTCCATATGTATAGCCATAGAGTAATAAGCCGTGTAGCGTGTTTGCTCCCAACTTAAGCGGTCGTTTTCTTGCTTATTTTTTAAATAACCTCTTCGTCTATTGCTAAAGCTTCTGGGGGTGCTGCTCCAAAACTCATTGTAATTTAACCCCATCTGCCCCAGAGCAAACTCCTCTAAATCATCCCAAGTAATTTCTTGGGTTACTACTTTCCCTCAGTTTCCGCTTCTACCTCTTCTGCAACATCTTGCTTTGGTGCTTGGCTTTCTGCAAACAACTCCAGTACTTGCGCAATGGCAGAAATACCTGCCGCATCGAGCCAGTCCTCCACATTAGCCAGTTTAAAATCTTCTGACAAACCCTCGGATTTAGCACCACTTTTTAAAGCAAAATAAGTAAGTACCCCAACGTTTTCTAAAGAGTCTGATAAACGGTGCAGATCCGTTAGTTTTAATTTTAGTTTTTTACATACCGCTTTTAGTCCGTAGTATGAAAATTTTAATGGGCGGTTTGCGCCTCCTAATTCTATATACTGTATCATATTAAATAAAATTTAAGCCCGTAGCATACCTACGGGCTTGTTATTTTTACGCGAATAAACCGGATGCTGCGCCGTATAGTGGTTCTCCAGTACCTTCTATCTCTACTGTAAAAGAAGCGTTGTCTTCCATTGGAGCGGTAAGAGGTATGCTGGTAATTAAACCATCACCTTTATGTACTAAGTTTGCACCATCTGTAGGGTCTCCAAACATTACTGTAATAGCTGTGCCCGCTTTCCAAACAGTAAACAATGCTGCATAACCGTAAGCTGCATCCATAGCATACAAACTAGAACCCGAAGCCGTCCAACTAATTAGCGCTGGCAGACTTTCCTTATAACCTGCCGAGGATTTTGTAGTAACATCTCTAGTTGCTCTTGAGAGGCTTATAGAGCATTCTTGTAAATGCCCTATAGCTGTATAATCTGCTATTGTACCAGCAGAACCGCCGTTATGAACAAATATTATCATATCTGTTCCGTTTATTATTCCTGGAGTCATTGCCATAATTAGTTTGTTTTTTGGGTTTTAGGTTTGTTTTTTTTTTCTAGTGATATGCAATCGCCCTTATCTATTAAGCGCTGTGCCTCGTCTATTGGTAAATTCATCTTTTTACCAGATGCCACTACTTGCCCAGTGCAAATAGTAGTTATTTTTAAAGCTTGTACTTTCATGCTAAAGGTTTTGGGTTATTAAAAATGTAGTGGTTCGTATAAATAAGTTGTCGTCTTTGTCAAATTCATCGCTTTTTGAGGTGTAATTACATCTTTGTATTTTTATGCCCGCAAACGTGCCTGAAACTCTGTTTAGTGCTGTTTTAATTCGCTCGCCTAAGTTTACCGCTGCGTCGTAGGTTTGTTCTGCCACCAAAAGCTCTACCTTGTAACTTTCTTGCACTAAAGACTGCTTAACCTCTGTAGGGTCGGTATCAACTATTCTATAAATCACCGCAGGAAAATCTATTCCCATAGGTAATATTACTGGGTAAATTTTAGTAGCCACCAAAGCGGTAACCTCTGCATTGTTGCTTAAAATGTCGTAAATTGCTTTTCCTATCATTTAGCTAATTCTTTTGCGCTTGTTTCAACATACTGGATAATATCATTTGAAATAAATGTGTTTACAGTTGCTTGCGTTTGGCTTATTGCACGCTCCATAAACGGAACTGCATTAGTTGAACCTGTGGAACCCTTTCCTTTCCTTTTTCTGTTTTTTGAGATCCCGTACTCTACAAAATGACCATACCAGCCTCCAGTTCCGTAATGCGACAATTTTCTTTTATTAGCACCCTTAAGCCCTCTATTTGCTCTGTTAACCTTTTTAATTAGGCGTTTTTTAACTCTAGGCCCTACGTATAAAGTTGGGTATTCTTTAGACCTACCTACAAAGGCTGAAATACTTTTACTTAAAGTACCCGTATCTTTAGGTGCGGCAGCTTTAGCCGCTGTAACGGTAGTTTTTGCAGACTTTCTAAATATTTTTAATAAAACTTTTCGTTTAAGTTTATCAGGTAAGCGTGACAACACTTTATCAACCTTATCTATTCCTGAAATTTGAAGTTTTATAAATCCATCGCCAGCCATACCTTAATCAAATAAGGCAATAACACCTGTTGCAGTTGTACCCGTTGCCCATACTCTTTTTACTAAGTAGGCATACTCTCTATCGTCTCCAGGGCTTACACTTATAAAAGTGCCGTCTGTCATTCCATTTAAAGTTATTTTTAAAGTTCCTCCCACGGTTACATATAAAAAAGAGGGTTTGGCTAAGTCTACTGTATCGCTTGGTGTTATAGCTACCGCATTTGCTGGTGTACTTTTTAACATGCTTATTCTATTTTTTGAGTGGTTATTAATAATCCCTCTTTAAAACCTATTTCGTTTATGGAGATAATTTCGTAGTCTTTTGTAGCGTATACAATGCGCATTTCTGTATCTAAATCGGTTCTATACCTTACCAAAAAGTTTATAAGATGTGTGGTAATCAATGCTTCGTTTTCAACCATTTCTTTTCCACCCTTATCCTCGGCCATAGCCCACAAGCTTACTTTTAAAGCCCAGGCAAAAGATTCGCCCCCAGATGTTCCTCTGCTTACGGTTTTTTCCTGTACCTGTATTCTTCTGTTTAGCTCTCCTGCTTTCATAGGTAGTTTAGCCTGTAAGAGTTTAATAAGTTTTGTGAGGCTGTAGGTAGCCTAAAAACACTGTCCTCTCTTTCGTTGTAAAGCCTGCCTATAATTAAATAGAGTGCATGCTTTATAGCTTCAGGAACTTGCGAAGCATCTGCCCAGCCTACTTGATAGACCAAGCTTATTGCATTCATTTTTTCGGCCACTGTTGGGTAACTCTTGTTAGACCTTACAGCTACCCGTGCCGGTATGCTTTTAATATCGTACTCATACTCTGTAGTAGCCCAAGTGAGTTCGGTGTCTAGTGTGCTAAAATATTTTATAGATGTAAGCGCGCTTACTTGACCATTTTTTAGCAATATTGGGGTGTCTGGAAACTCGTCCATGTAAGCGGTTACAGTAGTGTCTATAAACAACCTATTGCAATACGATTGTGCATGCTGAGTAGCCGCCAAAATAAGACTGGTAATAAGGCTGTCCTCATTGGTGTCGTCTACCCTTAACTGCATTTTTGCATCTGCCAAGGAAACCACCTGCACACTACTATCTGTATAGGAGTAGGTCATTATTTAAGTGCTTCTAAAATTTGCTCGGCGGTTTTAGCGCCTATTCCTTTTAATCTCGTTAAATCCTTAAAGACTTTAATTTTCACTGCGGTATTTAAGTTGTTTTCTTGTAAAATCTCTAAGGCAGGAAAATCTGCTGGTAATTCATTTTCAGAAACAGTTACCTCATCGCTCACAGCCAAAGCAATACCCTGGTTTATAAACTTAATGGCTAATTTTTCTGGAAGCTGGTATTCCGAACCTGCTAAATAGCCGAAACCTAATCCGCAGGTGCCTTTTACCACTTTTACTAGAATAGTATTTGTCATTTTCCTTATTTTTAAATTAAGGGGTGGCTTTATGTACCACCCCTATTTTAAGATACTATGCCGTAATTACATCAACCATAGCAGCAAACGATTCTGGGCGTTTTACTAAAACATCGTATTCGCTATTCATTACCACGTTCACAATATTATCTTTTGCGGAGGTGTAAGGATCAATAATAAGGTCTAAGCCCGAACCAAACTGTCCGATAACCAAGTCGCTAAAATTACCGTAGATAATAGAGGACAAGTTTGTTCCGGTACCTTTGGTAAGATTAGACGGCATGTTTGTAGTTACCTGTGCGTTGTAACCGTTTAACTCCATTGGAGAAGTACTGTCCCACACAAATCTTCCAGAACCAGCATCTACAACTGTATTTTTTAACTTACCCCTTACTTTTGGGTTTGTTAAATAACCTAGAGTACCTACATTAGCGTTAGCTACAGATACAATTGTTTCCAACTCATCGATAAGGGCTTTAGTAGGAACTCCGCCGTTTGTACCTGCTGAAACAGAACCAATACCTGAGGTATTTAAAATACCTGTAGGTTGATTAGAACTCCCTGTACCGTTTATAGCGGCAAGATCTAAAGTTTGCGCCTCTGCAAAAATTAATTCTCGCCTAACCATAGCCTCTACATCAACAGAAGATTGGTATAACAATCGTTTTGAATAAGGCACGGTAGCTGTTAGTCTTTTTGCGGTTAAATTCTTTATGGTAGTGGTTGGATTAGACTCTTGGGATGTTCCGTTTTCTGCTGCCCAGTTTGCTATAGTAACTCCGTCCTGAATAACAAAAGGCATTTCCCCTTGTAAGTCTGTCATTAAGGTAGCCCCCATATTTACAACTTGCAGTTGAGCTCTTAAAGCTTCTACAAAAGACAATTTACCATCCTGTATAAGGTTACCAGCGGTAGCCGCAGTACCAGCAGTAAGCGTAGTTCTTGTGCTGTGGTTTAAAATAGAGCGGTGGTTTAAAATTAAATTAGGAATTGCGAAGCCTGTAATGTTTTTACCCATGCCTCGGGCCTCTCTCTCTCCCTCTTGAATCATTTCGGCCTCTAAACCATCGTTTGAATTGCCGTTTGCCTTATTCCTAATTAGTTTTAAGAATGAGAAGTCTTCTAAGTTTCTATCTTCCGCTTTAGAAATTCCAGAACGTGTGCCACCTCCTGCAAGAAGTGCAGCTTCACGTTCCATAGTTTTCGCAACTTTTATCTGTTGGTCTAAATCTTCTACTTCGGTGTTTCGAGCTTCCCAACTTGTCAACTCTTCTGTACTTAAGTTTCGGTCTTCCGTAGCAGCTACATTGTAGATTGCTTCCATAGCAGCTACTATAGTGCTGCGTTGTTCTGTTAATTGCAATGATTTTGCTTTCATGCTTTTAGTTTTAATAGATTAATTCGTTTTTTGAACATATCAAGTTTTAAAACAGGGGGATCCTGTTCGGCCTTGCGGGTTTGAATTGCCGCAGCTAAAGAGCGTTTAGCTACATCTGCGGATGGGTAAGCTGGGTAAACAACTGGTGAAACATCGAACAGACGTTTTACTTTGGAAATGGAGCGGATATGAACACCATCCTCATCTTTATCCCAACTATCTTGCTCCACGGTGAAACCAAATGAAGACTGGCTTACATCGCGTCGCTCTAAAGAGACAAGCAAATCACGCCCAGTAGTTGTGTCTGGTACGTCAAATTCGTATCGCAAGCCTTTCTCATCTAAGCTTAGTTTTAATGTACCAGACTTTGTTCTGGCTAGTATAAGGTTGGGGTCATGATTGAATAATGCACGCACATCGTCCTCTAAAACATCGTCAAAAGCATTGCGCTCTATCGTTTCTCTAAATCCACCTAAATTTTCGCTTAAACTATCAAACACAGCGGCGTGCCCTACTACATAAGGCTTTTTGTCGTCGCCCTCGCCGCGGTATTCTACATTAGAGGGCTCAAACTTTAAGTATCTGCGTTCTTGATCGGAGTTGTTTGTTATGTCGGGTTTATTCATTTTTACTTCTTTTATATCAGTTGTCTTGCAGTTGTTTTTGCTTGTCCACTAAATCCGTGGGGATTAAGTTGTTTTGTACGTAATACCTGTCTCCTCCATCTACATCGTTTAAGTTTTCTTTGCGCCGTATTTCGTTTGGGCTCAGGCTTCCTAGTGAGAACATTTTACTATAATACTCGGCCCTAGTTTTAGCATCTCCACGCAAAAGACTGTCTATATTAAAGCGGAAATAAAACTTACCAGCTTCATCGTCTCTAAAGAGCTTTCTGTTTAATTCTTGCTCCCATCTTTTTACCCAGGGTCGTATGCAGTGCTGCACAAACTCCATAGACTGGTGCTCTATATTATTGTTGGTAGCGCGCTCTAAATCTGCCATTAAATGCGGCGGAACTTTAAAAAATCGGGCAACCGCTCTAAAGAGACAAGCAAATCACGCCCAGTAGTTGTGTCTGGTACGTCAAATTCGTATCGCAAGCCTTTCTCATCTAAGCTTAGTTTTAATGTGCCAGACTTTGTTCTGGCTAGTATAAGGTTGGGGT